CCACATATTATAATCCGTAGCTGCAGAACCGTTAACTCCTTCCACACTTATTTTACTGGGACCGCTTACCATTTCTACATCCTTAATAAGATTACCTGGATATTCGGCAAACTCCAAAGATGAAATACTCCCTTCAGGGATGCATATAGCAATTATTTTCCAATTAGAGGCTTCGAATTTATATGTACCAGGACCATTGTATAGTCCACTTGTAGCTAAAGTTCGTACCTCTGCCGAACTCGCAGGAATTGAATTACAAACTCCTGCGAACCACTTACGCCTCACATTTACACTGATCGTATTGTTTATAATCTTTCTTGATATATTCCCGTCTTCACTAGCACTATATATAACTGTGGCCTTATATGTTTCATTTTGAGTGTATATACCTTCCAACTGCCTTACAGCCGTTTGTACGCCACCTGTTTCTTCAGAGAAATTCAACTTATTATTAGATGCATCGTCATAAAATGCCGCCTCCATCGGACCTTGACCATTCCTAGTAGCAGTATATGTTATAAATCCTTTTTGACTACCGAATTCGACGTCATTTGCAGTTGAGATTTTACTCTTCAACTCTCCGGTTGATTTTTGCGATACCATTTTAATGAAAGCATCCTCTATTGTAGTTCCAGATAAGATGATATCACCTGCCTTATAATAACCAACTTTATCAACCGTAACCAGTACATCTTTTGAGAACTTTGTTACAGTTTCCAGCCCATCGTACTTCTTTCCTATCTGCTCTGTTACGTAGTCATTAATAGCTCCAATAGTTGTCGTAGACCAATTCTCTGAATAAGGGTCCTGGATTGGAAATAATGCCCCCTCGGACAAAAGCAGACGAGGGAATTCAACAAGTCGAGGGGGCACTGTAAAAGAACCGACTTCAGGCACTACAATTTCAAGTGCTTCCGATGGAAGGTCAGTTCGAGGAAGATTCAAGAATGGTTTGGCATCAGCGTATTTATAAGTAAAAGTATAGTTGCTGGGCAACTCCTTATCTGTATAAGATACATTACTTTCTACTACTATGATAGAACGAAAATATGAGTTGATATAAAGATACTTTTTCAAGGAAGGGAAAAAGTCCAATAACCAACGACGTTCTTTCATGTTCAGATATCCTGTATCTTTTTGAAACTTTCGAATAGTATCGACACGATATTCAAGGGAAACATCTTCAATTTCAGCTATATTATGTGTATGCTCTCCCGTAAAATCCGAAGAGCCATAAGCCCGAAACGTATCGATACCTCCTAACGAGTTCTCAAAAAGCACCCATTGTTCGGTTTCCGACTTCATATCCGAAGCATAGTACCGCTGTATATAAGTCAAACGCTCTCCATTCAAGTTTTCAATCCACACGTCATAATAAGCAGGCAGTCTATGCTCCAGCCTTTCTGCTACTGAAGCATATTGTAATGGAATAGTATATGCTTTTCCTGTTTGTAATTCAGCGAGATCAATATCATTTTGAGAAATGACATTGCCCGACTGATCGGTAAAATAAGCATGAAGCTTTGCTTTACAGTTTAACGTTGCATAATAAGTAAGGAATTCCGGAGAATAATAAGTAACCGGTTTTATGTTTGGCTGCCAAGTCAGAAAATTCTGCGTAAGAAAGTTCGTTGCTGAATCTGCAAGCATATCAACACCGGTACGAATAGCTTGGAATGTCACTTGCGTGCCTGATATTATAGCCTTAAAAGTAGACACCAAAGAAGGTTGTTCATATATCACCGATGAGTTTTTGAACAAAAAAGACAAACGTGCATGGACAATATCCTTTATATTGATGATAACAATACCATCTGCACCCGGAGAATAACTCCGGGATACAACTTCTTCCCCACCCTGTTGGAGTACGAAAGAGATTGTATCCGTAGTACCGATACGAAACTCCTTAATATTTCCGCTTAATGATAAAGCATCAGGTTTCTGTAAAATGGTCATAGCTCTTTTTTATGACGAAATTAACGGAAGCATAGAGCAAACTAAAGGACAGAAAACACGTCAATAAGGAGACTTTATCGGAGTAAGATTAGCCACAACACGATAATAATTTCTTTTTCCTTGTCTGTCATCCCAACAGGCTGCATATGATCGCTCATAATATACTCCTCCTGCAGCAACTTGTTCCTTAGTTGGAAACGGAGGATAAATAGCAGGAAGAGTATTGCCGCTTCTAGCGGCTGATATTTCGAACTTGATTAGTTCTGCATTATATTCAGCTTCTGAGATATCATATACGTTTCTATTTAATCTCCAGCAAACAGCATCATCCCTAAGTGGAAATCGTTTTTCCTCTGCAATGGCTGAGTGTACCGGTGCGTACAAACGAGTCGTATAGAAACTGGATTCAGTCGGTTCATTATCTCCTCCGATATAATATTTAAGCTTATCTATAAAAAGTTCCTGACCGTTAATGATCACTTTTCGATGTGAAGGAATAGTCATCTTTTGATGATCAGACAATAAGATATCACCTTTAACCTCATGCATTGAATTTCTTAGCAAGTCATCTAAAGAGCGATAAAACTTCTCATAAATTCCATCAGGACCATTGTATAGCAATGAATAATCAGCAAACTTCTCTTCACTATTCTTGTAATTTGTATTTGTTCCGATATTATATCCATCAGTTCCTTTATAGATTAGACTTAACATTGGGGCCTGCTCTTTATTTGATGCCGTTTCATCAAGTTCGGCATCTTCACTTTCTCCAGAGGATGATGAGTTTATTACTAAAGTGGAATTTAACGAACGGCCTTCTCCAATATAGGGAACATAAACCAGCGAACGTTTATCTCTTGTCGCATCAGGACGGTCCGAACTTGGAAATGTTTCAAAGACTAAAGAAAACATAGCATCAGGACAAGTGATTTTCTTCTCCTTCAATGAATTATCTCCATCTAAATAAGGGATATTGGCAGAGCATATACTTTGTTTTACAGTAGAATCATCTGTAAATCCTATGCGGTAGTATTCTCCTGTAAACGGATACAAGCAAGCATTAGGATATTTAGCTTTCAGATCGGAAGTGGAATCATAAGTGTCTCCCCCATCTGCAATAACGCTTTCGGATGAAAGATTTACTTTTTGATATTCCGGCACATTAAACTCAAGCCCGGAAGTTAAGCAATCGGTCAGATCCGTCTCAGCTTTCATTCTAGATACATCGTTAAAAAGCTCTATTGCCACAGTCCTCGTCACTTCGTCCGGAATAAATTCACATAAGAATTTCTTTCTAAATACATTCAGGATAGTATTGCATTTGCAATCCGGGACCAAGTGCGAAAGCAATATAGTGCCATTTACAAGAGAGTCGATGGTATTGTTGACAAACACCATCGACTTAAATGGTTCGGTCACATCGAAGAAGTTCTCCAGCAAAGTATAACCGAAGAAAGAAAATATTCTCCTCAAAAGGTAAGGTGCACGAATAAACGGACTCATATAATACCCCGGATCCAATTTGATTTTAACATCATCCACCTCCTCGACACGTGGAAACACATTATAAAAGTCAAGAGTCCCTGTTTTAGTCCCTTTGATATAGCCTTCACTATCCATAAATTCAAGTCGGTTTATATAGCGCCGTGCATTATCAAAATCGACAAATACCGGGAATATTGAAAACTGAGGATGTTCGTTCGTTAATAGTGATCGGCAAAAATCAATCCCTTGCTGTACTGTCTTTACTCCCGGAATTGTTTCATCTGCAAAAACATCCCGTAACGATGCTTTGGATATCTGAGACAGGAATGACCCCTCGTTCAGATAAAATGATGTAGAAATTGTACTCTTACGCTTAACAGTCAAGATAGCCTGTCTGCAGGCCGAGAAATATTCACCCGATGAGATGGTAGCCTGAATATCAGATGGCAGCTTCCGCATCCCTGTTATGTCCGGATAGCCCAACGCTTTCTGATTCCAGTCCGAATCAGGGATATCAACCGGCAATGTCTGTTCTCCCCATTCATTGAAAAACAAGTTAGGACGTTCAACTTCAAGTTGTGTGCCGGGAGTAAGCTGGTAAGCTATTCCCGTTTTAGCATTCGTGATTTTCATACTTTATCCTTTTGATCCGATTAAACGACTGCGATCACGGAGTGTCTGTTTCTTTTCAAAGTCACTTAGAGCAACAGACGCATTAACTCCCTTCTCATCAAGATTAATAATAGCTTGAGCAAACTTTTCCATGAGCTGCGGTGGCAATGCCGCACCACTTCCGTCATTTTTAGGTCCGGACGATGGTTCCGGTTGAGAAATACTTCCTCCAGAAGCAAAACCTGCCATTCTTGAACGAATGACCTGATTAAGATCTAAAGTTCGAATGGTCCCGGCTTGCTGCGACTTATCAATCATATCGAGAATGGGGGCAACAGTCGGATTGTCTACGGCGGCATTACTGGCCACCCACTCCTTTGACTGCCCTGCCGGCCCTTCTCCCACGATTACTGTTGGCTTGTCTATGAATCCACGCGCATCCGGATCATAGTCAGCATCGGCAAACAGCTTTCCATCCTGAGCACGACGTACATCAATCTTACCGCCATCTTCACGTCCCGTTGCCACACGTTGCCCGGAACCTTTCGATGAACCACTCCCACCAGAGAGAGTCATATTCTTAACCTTTTGGCGTTCAGCATTAGCTGAAGCAATCTGAGCAATACCCGTGACGCCCATAAGCGCAGCAGCTACAGCTCCGGCAATCGGACCAAGATCGGCGAAAGCCTTCATTATAGATACGGCAGTATCAGCGATGATTTGTGAAGTTTTGATAGCGAAGTTGACATCTGCATATTTCTTCTGAATATCCAGTTTCTTTTGAGCCTTCTCCTTCTCCAAGCGTTCGACTTCCTCTGTATTGCCCTGTGCCGCTTCAATCTCCGCATCATATTGAGCATCTACGTTATCCATTTCAGCTTGTTGCAATGCCTGAACAGCACCGGCAAACAAATCAGAATAATAGTCAAACTGCTTTTTAAATGAATCACGTTTCAGATTTTGAACAGCCTGTTCATGTTCCTCATGAGTAAGAGTCTCATTGTCCAGATATTCTTGCAGTTGCTGAAGCTGCATATCATACTGTTGCTTTTGATTTAAAAGCCCATACTGATTCCGAATCTGATTAATACGGTTCTCACTATCCTGAACTAACTGTTCTTTTGCTTTCAGGTAAGCAGCATCAAGTTCCTTGGTATCAACATTCTCTTTTTCAGCAAGTGCCTTCCGTGCCTGATAAGTCGCATCCAGCACTTTCATTTGTGCCTGCAAATCTTCTCCGACTGTAGTGAGTTTAAACTGACTCTTAAAATCCTTAGTCAGATCATTCATTTTAGTCTGAATAGCCGCACGTGCATTCGCCGCTTCCTTATCAGCACTAAGTATCGCATCATTTGCCTTTTTTACGGCATCGGCTTTCAACTTGCCATTCTTCAGTTCAAGATCATTAATGTCATTCAGATATCGTTCTTCAATAGCCAGCCGAGTCTCCGCACTGGCTGTATTCAAAGAAAGTATCATCATATCATACTGTTCCTGAGTGATACGTTTATTCGCTAATTCACCGGTCAAGAAGATTTGTTGAGACTTGGTTACCTCCTGTTCTCTACTTAAATCTTCCTGACGCAGTTTCTCAACAGCAGCGACCTTCTGTTTCTCCATTGAAACTTCCGTATCAATCAACTTAGATTTCGCATCTACTATTTGCTTTTGATACTCAGATTTTTTTGCTGACTTCGTAGCACAGCTTTTGAACTGCTCAAGCAGTTTGATCCGCTTATTATAATAGTCCTGATCAGACTTAAGAATAGCCAAATTGATTTCTTCTTCCGCTTGTTGCTTTTCACGACCAACTAAACGAATCTCATTTATTTCCGCTTCATGATCAGATTCTTGATTCTTGAGTGCAACAGCATTCGGGTCTGATTTATCTTTCTCTGCATTAGTCGACGGGAAACGCTTATTATAAATCTCTTGAGCTATTTCCTTGTATTGGTCAGATGCGTTCTTCTCATCCTTTAGCCATGCTGATAGCATGGATTTATTCATGTTATTGAATCTAGCTTGAGCAGCTGTTAAATCTTCCTGTGACTTAATCTTATCTTTGACAATTTTCTCTATACCGTCTCCAGATATCATGTCGAGTTGCGCATTGATACCGGCTAGATCCGTCTTGAGTGCTTCAATTCTTGCCGCATTAGCATTTATTTCCGCATCAGTCATCTCGCGCATACCTTGATCCTGAGTATTCCCATATCCTGTTCCACCGGCCCAAACTGTCCCTTTTTCATTTTGAATTATCAGTGAATCCATTTCTGCCTGCGCTTTTTCCCTCTGAGATTGCAGATTCTTTATTTCTTCTTTATGAATAAAATTCAGACGGGCTTTCTCAGCATCTATATAATCATATACTTTCTGTGTATTAATAGAAATAACATCCCCATATCGATTCCATTCAGAAATGGCAGAAGGAACAATACTGGATATACGCTCGATCAATGAGTTCAGTTCCTTTTGTTCTTCAGCATTAAGATCAACTTTTCCAGCAAGTTCTTCATAGCGTTTTGTCATCCCAGGCAGAGTTGTCTCTAAATCAACAACCTTCTCTAACTGGTTCTCAAAAGCATCTGACAAAGGCTCAAATACTTTCGTTACATCCCCGACAAAGTCCGTAGCCCAAGAAAGTCCTTTTTTGAAGAAACCCTCCATTCGCTTACCAATCGTATTCCATAGATTATCTAAAGTATCCTTCAGATTAGACTCCATTCCCTCAAGTTCTTTCATCTGAGTACCCATTGAACCAGCAATACCGTCTAACTGTCCCAAGCTCAGCATATAATTCTTTATAGCTTCCTCGGTATTCTGCACTTCTGTAGTGACACCTCTGAAAGTGTACTTAACTGTATTCCCACTTTTGCTTGCCTTGATACCAAACTCTTTCAAACGTTCATTCTCCCCGGTCATGGCATCAAGTATCGCCTCTATGAGCTGATCTACGCTCTTGCCTTGTGATGCAGCCAAGTCACCAATATTCGTAAGTTCCGAGGTAGTAGGCTTAATCCCCCTATTGACAAGTTTAATATAAGCCTCTGTCCATTCTTGAAGGGATCCCGGTGTATCGGCAGCAAGCTTTTGCAACATCTTCATTGCAGTAGCAGCCTTTTCCTGCGACTGAAGGGTATTACGAAGTACAGCTTCATATTTAGCAAACTCTTTTCGGGTAGCGTATACATTTTGAGCTATATCCTTAAGATATCCTCCCAATTTGACGACAATAAAAGCTACGGCCACCGACTTAAGTTTAGACAAAGCAGTTTGTGTCAAGTCAAACTCTTTTTCTACATTTTTACCTGAACTTTTTAATTCCATCATTCGGGACCGTACCTCACCCAACCTTTTATTTAGCCTGGCATATTCTTCCGGATCCGCAGCTTCCGACATATCATCAAGAGCAGCCGTTAACTCTTTAGCTATCTTCTTTAACTGCCGACCAGTCATGGCATTTATATCAAGAGAACGAGTGAGTATACTAATCTTATCATTATTGTCAGATACCTGATTAGAAAGTGACTTGCACTCCTTTTCTAAATTCTTATACTCTTTTGTACTCTTTTTCCCCTGAGCTTCAAGCTCAATCATAGCTTTACGTCGTTCTCTTTCTTCCTTCTTTAGCTCTTTTGTAGCTTTAATCAAATCATGTATTTCCTCTTGAGCTTCGCTAGAATCTGCGGAAACCACATACTTTATTTTGTCCTCAGACAGATGTTTCTTTCCCATATTACCAATTTTGAGACTGTTCATAGATTAATGCTTGCTCCAATTCCTTGCGAATAGAAGTACGAATCGCTTCATTGTAGCCATAACGGAGTTCCGGGAAAGTCTCATGGTAGAGTACTCCCCAAACTGTGCGATTATACAATGCCAGGTTGCTTCGAATATGGCGAGAAATGCGATCATTTCCCCTCCGATATCGGATGTCAAGGTAACGGAGATACGGAAAAATGCGAATGAAGTATTCTTGCTTTCCTTCGGACTCCTGAATTGTGAATGGTCTGCGTTGTAGGCTTCCCAGCAACTTGCCCGAACGAGTATTCAGGTAAGTACGAACAACATTCTCCTGAGTCTGATAAATGAGATTGATACCTTGAGAAATGGTATCATGCACAAATCTCTGTTTAACTAAATCTTCTGAAATCATATTCGCTGTTATTTTCAGCGAATGTAGCGAGTAGAAAAAGGAAGGTAAAGGACAAAAAAATATCCGGAGAGGAAATCTCACTCTCCGGATACTAGCTTATTTGGAAGGCTTCAGTTCAAGCATCCAACGAAAATCACATCCCGATGCTCCGGGACGGTTTTGGAACTTAAATCCGGCATCCGTCATAGCTTTAAAGATATCATCCTTCGATATGTTAGCTACCGGATCCAGCTTCTTTATCGCTTGGTAAACTTCTTCAGTCGTAAACCAGTGAGTCGTGTGCCGGGCATCCCAAGCCGGCTTAAATGTATCCTGCAAAGTTGCGATATAAACACTTACATTCGCAATAGTTGATTCTTGGTCTTTCATGCTATTTTTCCTTTCTTTATTACTTTTCCATTTTTAATCACCGAAAAAGGAGGAACCTTGATACTTTCTTCAAGTATCCTCGCCTGAGACAATATAACCTCTGATTGCATACGCATAAATTGAAGCACTTCCTTTGGAATAAATACTGTTTTTCCTTTTTCAGTCATAGCTCACCTCCTTTCTGAATTGAGATCGTCATATACTCTCCCGGAGCGATCTCAATAGAAGTTTTGTTACCAGACTGTGATACTGGGTAGGTTTCGCTGTTTTCTGCAAGCAGATTAGCTAGTTTTCTAAAATAGTTCTGCAACTTGCTTACCGGCACTTGGACCGATTGATTTTCTTTTTTCATAAATGTGGATGTTTGACGTTTCGGCAATTATAGAACACAAGAACGGCCGCCATTTCCCGTGTCGTCAAACATCCACAGATTCGCTCGCAGAGCAAAAAGTGTAATGGGAAAGGCAGCCGCCTATTTCGTATATATCATTTCCCTAAAACTAGGAAAACGATTAGTAAGGGCATAAAAAAAGCCCTCGAATTTCGTGAGCATTAACCGCGCCCAGCGACACGAATAACATTTCGTGGATGTTTGACTTTGCAAATATGAGGATAATATTTGAGAAGTAAAAATAATCCTCACATTTATATCAAAATTTTGCTATAAAACTATTGGCTTTATCAAAATCAAACTTCATACCTAACAGATCAAGATAGGGAGCATATTTATCAGAAAGACGTTTCTGTGCTGATTCTCGAATAGAAGTATTCAAATAAAAAGCATCAGCGAAATCAGACTCTTGCATGATCGATTGCATCAATAGTTGCGTTGCCTTATCAACTTGTCCAGTTGAATAATAAAGATTAAATGAAGCCTGCCAAGGATTGACTGCCACAACAGTTTTTTTGATTGCAGATACATGCATACACAAGAAAAAGAAACAAATCAAAACTATGATTTGAATAACTGACAGAATAATGAGAATAATAAGTTCCATAATTATATTTTTTAGAATATGAGGATAATATTTAAAATAGAAAAAAATAATCAGCTATTTTTCATCAAAACAATTCCATAAATTCATTCTCTGACATAATTTCAATATCAATTCCCTGAGATTTATATTTAATAGCCTTTTCTTGCTTTATACTCATACCATCCTCTCCAACGACTCTATAATCTTGCTGTCCAACAACAAGAAACTCTGTTTCTTTAGTTACAGAATCTTGTGGTATTGCTCCAATATCTGCAACCATTTGTCGTGCCTCATTACGGGTTAGCCTTGAAAGTTTACCTGTAAAGACAACTGTATGACCAAATAATAAATGTTCTTCTTCGAATTTACTTTCATCAGGAATAATTTCTTTGCACTTTACTATTGTACTTGGTCGAGACTTCCAGATTCTTTTTGATAAGCATTTAACATATGTACCGTTTTCTAACAAAGCCCCAATTGTTACATTCTTTTCTAAACAAAGAGTCTCTAAATCCGCTATCTGAGCCTCATGAAGTTCCTTCAATAAAATAAGCGCACATACCTTTGCATTATTAGCAGCTTCCCATCCGTACCAATCAAAATCAAATTGTTTCGCCAGCCAAGGTAACCCAAAAGAGGGAGAAAATGTAAATACCTTCCTCGCAATAACCATACTACATAATAATTTATCTAACCTAGGGAAAGGGAGGTGATAACGTTCAAGGGTATTCTTAAGAACTTTATAATCCAAACTTGCTCCATGAGCAACTATAAACTCAGCAGAACTTAATATAGGCTCTACTTCCTTCCAAACATCAGGAAACGTAGGTTTGTCAATAAAATCAGTAGGATTAAAATGCAATACATTAACCATATACCAATCAAATTCTGTTTCCGGATTAATCCACTTACAAAAAGAATCTATAATCTTTCCTCCCTTGACAACCGCTATTCCAATTTTAACAGGAGCATTATCTTCAAAATTAGCCGTTTCAAAATCAATAGCTACGAAATTAATGTTTTTCATTTTGTGTGTTTTTAAAGTTATTTCACAAAGGTAAGATTTGAAAATAAGGAAACAAAAAAAAGCGGAGTAAAAACTCCGCTTAAATTAAAAAATACATTTATTCTTCATCAGTAGGGATATCGAGAGCGTCTGCCATCAGTTTATCAATCGACTCAAATTTCTCTATAATATCACTGTTATTTTCCATTCGTTCAAGTAATATTTCTTTTACAGATTTTAAATTCTCATTATATTCTTTTATTATAAATACATACTCTGAATCTATCTGCCTACCAGTAATCAGACCAACAGCCGACATTGCAACATAATATGCATAAAGATAATCGTTAAGATTTTCTTTGGCTATTGCTGAAGCAAGCTCATGTAATGATAAAAGTTTATTTTCATCCTTTGCCAATTTAACTGCATATAGCAATAAAGTACCATAAGGAGAACCAGTCTTCACTATCTTTTCAACTTGTTCTGAAGTAAGTTGACTACGATTTACCTGTTCCGTTTCATTAGTTGCATTTTTTGTAAACCCCTCTTTTAGAGCCTTCATATCCTCTTGTATTGAATCCAAATTATTAGTTTTATCAAGAATTTTAGTAATTAATTCAGACAAACATTCCATCGTATCATTTACATGTTTAGAAACCTCTGTCATTACTGTTGTAGAATCGTCTATTTTTTGGGGAAGATCTTTCAAAGTCTCATTGATTTCTTCAAACTTACCAGATGCCTTATTCATTTCAGCTATCGAAGAATCAATAGTACCTGGCACATCTTTTATTTCATCATGCAAATCCCGGAACTTATGAAGAAGACTGTTAATTGAGTCACTAGATACTACCGACATTATAATAGCAATAACAGACAATATTATTGATGATATTGTAGATGCAAATGTAAATTGATCAGCCAACACTTTGTTTGAGCAATGCATTAAAGCAAATTGATTAATTACAAAGAGACCTATGATAATGATAGCACACCACAAATATGTTCTCTGTTTTATTAATTTGGCAATCTCGCCTTTTAAAGGTTCCTCCTTCTTTTTCTCTTCCATTATTACCGAATAATTATATTAATAATATTTTTGTCGCAATATCAATCTGATATACACGCAAATATAAGTAATAATTTTTAATGTAAAGAAGATAATACTAAAAAAGGCTTTCACTAAAGGGAAATCTTTTTTATTTGAAAGCTGTGTTTTTAAAAGCGATGCTTTCTCAAGAGGAGAGCACTTTTCTCCATTCGTTCACTCAAATCAAGTAAAGCAACTGATAGCAAATAAATTGACACAACAATGCCAGCACTGAGATCTATCTATGCCCATTAAGTGTCAATATCTGAACAATTACGAATTCAATTATATTATAATATTGAACTTCATGCTATTATTCTTATTTTTGTGTCAAAATCAATGAGTTATGAAAAATCCTAGTTATACTTTCAAGACAACTGAGAAGAAACCTAAATTCAAAATTAACCTTGAAAATATAATAATGCATTTACTATTAATCGCATCTATTCTATTAATAGGGTATCTCATATTACTCATTTACTTGGCAATTGCTCCTCCTTTATCATAGTATTATAAAATTCAACTCCTCATATCGTGCGCCAACCGGAACCACCCGGAACCCGATTTTACGGATTACACGATATGAGGAGTTGAATTGTTATTAAGATTAAGATAATGCGGTAGCCGCATTATTCAATTTATCAGCTACATCTTTCAACGCATCAGATAAGATATTCAATTCCTTCTCTGTGAAAGTTGCAACCTTCCCATGAACTTCATTACCATTGATTCGCTGATGAAGCCAAGAAGCAGACTTATTAAAGTATTGCTTTGCAAATTCGGATACAGAAATGAATGGAAGTGTGTCAGATAGAATCTTTCGCACTTCAATCCGTCTTTTCAATTCCTTAGCTTCACTAATCTTCTCATGGATGCGGGCAAAATCTTCAGTTATAGCTTCATTTACAAGTTCCTTTTCTGCTTGATTCAGGGACTCTAAGAAAGCATCTAATTTACGATCAATCTCTTCACGTTCAGAACCACGTGAACTAACCCATTGCTCCTTCAGTTTAAAATATTCCTCTTTCACTCCCATTGTTATTTATCTTTAAAGTCATACATTTCATAATGAAGATAAGTCCACCGGCAGCTACCCCGGTGGACTTTCCTTCTATCGGACTTCTTTAAGTTTATCCAGCTCAAGCTGAATTAGCTTAATTTCATCATCCAACACCTTCTTTCTATATCCGTTCGCAATTAAACGTTGATAATTCAGAAGGAAGAAATTGAGGTTTTCTAACAACTCAATTTCCCGCGCCTTTAGCGCTTCTTCATCAGTCATTCAAAGAGCTCTTTTGTTTGACATCACAAAGATAAAGAAATCATTATCACAAACAAAACTTTTTGATAATAATTTCTTTATCAAGATGCTATTTAACAGTTATATAGCTAAAAGGATTAAAAACGAAAGGGGAAGATACAAAAAATGCCCTCGCGAAACACGAGGACACAGCCTGTCATTGACAAGCAAACTTCTACACCACAAATATACTACTTCTTTCGTAGTCTGTATATCATCCGACCAACAATAACAAGAGCAAATACTATAATAACACCTAGTGCCCATCCTCCAAGCTCCATTTTGATTGACTGCCAGCGAGTCAGTCGTTTTTCAACCGGAAAAGGAACTGGAACACTATCCGTCTTCAAAACTGTATCTGTACGATTAATAAAGAGGTATTTATACTCAACCTGTTTCACATACTTATACACGGTATCCCCCTTGATCAAATAGAATATACTGTCATGCTTGTAGATACTGTCATACCTGACACTATCGCGAGTCTTATACTCTGTTCTCACCGTTTCAACCGGAACATACTGAGTACGGCAGGACGACAAGCATATTGCTGACGCCAGCAATATGATAAACAAGTAGATTAAACGTTTCATGGCCGAATGACTGTATTAGGAAGGAAGTTAGAAAATTCCTTTCTCACATCAAAGCAGGGACACGCCTTGATGTATTCTGCTGGTTCTACTTCACCAGATCCGTCCAAATCAGGAGATGTATCACGATGTCCCAAAAGCTCGACTATAGGATACTCCTTACAGAGCTTTGCAACCAGTTCACGCAGTGCAGCCCTTTGAGCAGGAGTACGTGTGTCAGTAGGCTTTCCGGACGCGTCTAGACCACCGATATAACAGATACCAACACTGTGCTTATTGTAAGATGATTCACTAAATCCTTTCGTATTACAATGTGCACCGTCAATAGAAAGCGGACGGCCGTTTTCTACAGTACCATCAAGATCGATAACAAAGTTATAGCCGATCTGATTAAATCCTCTCTGCTTGTGCATACGATCTATATCTTTCGCACGCAGGTCTTGCCCGGTACGTGTAGCCGAGCAATGAATGATAATAGCATCAATTTTCTTCATTTTACTGTCCATTTTTTATATTAAAAGTCACTGGGTGGTTCACGTTCCGGACATCTTCTGACATCACATCTCCGAAATTCCGCTTCTTTCAATTTCAATTCAACTTCGTGCCGCTTATGGATTTCGTCTAATAAAGTGGACTGAGTTTCCCGAAGCTCGACATAAAGCGCATCTATCTTTATGTCCCGTTGTGAAATACGATCTTCAAGCCATTTAACTTGTTTCCGTTCATTTTCATCTTCCATACCATTCGCCGAAGCATCTTCTTTTCGAAGCTCTACCTTTCGATTCATCCACCATTTAACAAGTTGCTTTATTCCTTCAACACCCCCTAAAGCTGTTGCTAAAACTATCCAATCATTAAACTCCATATTATTCCCGATTTATTAGTGTCTTTAAATTAAAGATATCACTCCCCTCTCTCTCAAACATCAGCGTCCACCCCACTGAAGAAAATTCTTTCGCCACAAATGGCTTTATCTGACAAGAAAGGGATAACTCTTTCAGCCAAGGAGTACGCGCCTGATCTGATAACATAATCGCTCGCAGCTGCTGCATCATGGCGAGAGTACATCTCGATTGTATCGCTTCCTCTATCAAATCCATTTCAGCGGATTTCGCCGCGATAGTAACAGCCATTTGCACTTCATCTTCGATATTATTCTTCTGATCGCGCTTAGACATTATATCACCAATTTCCACAAATAAGTATGTTCCGGCGAGAATGCTATCAACACGCTGCTTAACCGAATCGAAACTCTGACCGAAGATATAATAGTCTAATCCGGTGATCCGGGAGTGATCAGGCATTTTTTTAATTTCTTCCTGAAGAATCGCATATTCAAGAAGTTCACTTCTTCCTTTTGAGAAGATCTCAAGCACCTTATTGTGATCCGGAAACTGAGCATAATATTTTAGAATCTCGAAAATCATACTATCTGTTTTATTAATGAAATTGGTAATCCAGTATTCTTTGCTATATCCACATGCTTAACGTCAGCATAATGCATGCTCTTTACCGTTTCTATGAGCTTCTTACGAAGTATAGAAAGGTATTTAATAATATTCATCTGTTCAACCGCAGAGATATCACCATACCCATCACTACTAAGATTGTAGAGAGACTCTAGAGGTCCGGTCGTTATAGGGCTAAGTTTCTCATGTTCACCGGCTACTAATACCCAAAACTCAGTTTTAGTAAACAGGAAATTGACAAACGAGGAAAAGTTAAACGCAATACTCTGCAAAGTAACTAATGACAAGCGTTCAAATGACTTAGCTAACGCATGTGCCGACTCCGAATCATATCTTCCCGGATGATATAAAATAGCCGCAAGAAGTGGCAGCATTGCAGCATCACATCCCAGCATAGAACGGGCTTCGACAAACTGTAAAGCTGTCAGAGAGCACGTTAATTGACCAAAGCCAGTATCAACAACATACCCTTTATACATCTGCCCATGAATGCTAACGAATGGAAGCAGCTGTGCACAGAAACAGCTATTCAAAGTAAATTTATAATCCAGCTTAGACAGATAACGGGCAATTGGCATCTTCAGTCTCTCCGGAGGAGTTTTCTTCGCCTTGGCAAACTCATCCTTTGACAAGTCCTGAAGCGCAGCATCATGATCCGGATACGAAATACGGAAAATAAAGTCTACTTGTTCGCCTAACCAGGCCAAATTAGACATCGTATCTTCATCTTTAAAATGCGCTAACCGATGCGATTCCCATTCCATCACTCGACAGACATGCTTTATCTGTAGCATGGCCGGTGACAACTTGCCAGAAGTAACAAGGTTCATATCGGTCATAATCCCTTCAAACAATTCCGGGGTAAGTTCCTCCCACGCATTTGGAATTTTATATTTCTTCTGATGTACACTAAACTCTATCATGGCATCAATTGTATCTTGTCTTCAGGCAGATTAAAGGATGTTTCCGTCTCTATATCGGTATCTTCAGAGTCAGTCAACAACAAGTCGACATCTTTGATCAAGCTATTCGCCTGTTCCCGTAACTCGGCAGACAAGCTCAATAACCGTTGTTGCTCTTGAGTACCGTATCGCATGACCTTTGAATCAATAAAGAGATTCCGGATCGTTGATGGAAACTCTAAAATATCGAACCTGTTTAAAGCAACAGATACAACCATCTTAGCTAATGCCCGATTAATCAATGGCAAAACCAAAGGTTTATTCTTCGCGCGATCCACATATCCTGATAAAGTTTCCTCCAAAACTTCGACTTGGATTGGTATACAGCGGAAGAAGAAGAGATATGACAGATCGATACAATACAATAAATCAAAATCTTCCGTTGTTTTGATCTGCAATTTTTCAAGCATACGATAATACCTTGTTTCATCCCACCCTAAATCCTTTGAACCATTCAGAAGAGAAATTATAGAATCCATTGCATTATAGTAATTTTCGTAATAAGCCCTCCGGAGAGCTTCCTGCTCATACTTGTAGATTTCAATATTCGCCTTGCGTTTACGAACTACATCAAAAACAGTATCATTTGCCATAGTGAGATTAGCAAGTGCCGTCCGAAGATGATCGTAAAGCTTATCTTCCTTTTTCTCAAGAATCTTCTCATACACAGGAACGCTTATAATATTAGCAATCCTCTTATAGGCAGTTACGGCATGGCTATTGAGTGATGCGAAGCTGGTATTAGCATCAATGCCAGGAACAAATTCCGCAAATCCGGAAATATCGGAAAACAAATCTTTCAGTATCATGATTGCTGTTTATTTAGTCGTTCGTCAGGAGTTACTTCTTCTTGCCGGCTGGGAGTCTCACGATAAAATCCGAAGCGATATCCTTGTCTATATAGTTCCGGGAAGTTTATCTGAATAGCCATATTGAAAGGCTCAGAGCATATTTCATCATCCGGAGTTAGCGACATCAGGTATATCAGATAATTATAGTATACATCAGCTCCTGACTTCGATATGACGCCGTCTTTTGACACGGATGAGATGGAGGAATCGAGTCCGACCGATGACAAGAGGACTTCGTCAGCACGCTTATCGTAGGTAATAAGAGCATCAATATACTCTTTGTATTTCAGGTCCAAAACCTCAAACTTCCAACGCTGTTCCTCACCAGTCCCAGTTTTAAAACTCATGGTAGCATAAGCTTTTCCTTGATTGTCCGCTCCAGACAGATACTCACTAATATTACGAAGTTCCTGTTTGAGATATTTTAGAAAGTAAGATTCTTTAAACGCAGTCCCAATCTCCATCCCATTATAAGTCAGAAGAGGTTCATTTTTACTTTTCCGTTCCTTATTCTCATTACATATCTTTGTTATCTGAGCACGTTTAGATTCAGCCCACGCATTTGGAATAATAATATGAATCTTAGCGGCCAAAGAGTTTTTCAGAAATGAATTTATGTAATTCGCAGTATCATTCGATCCCTTGATGTATGCCTTAGTCCCTTCATGCGTTTCGTTTACTCCGTAAAACTCACTAACTGACTTTTCCCGATGATGGGAAATTGCAGCATACTTAATGTTTCGGATATCCTTTATCACCATACGTGGATAAAACAGATATTTAGAAACTCCATAGCTCCAACGCCCTACTGCGATATGAGTGAAGTCTTTATAATTGATCAATTCCGTGATTACATCCTTTTTCTGAGTAGCTAATCGACAACGCCTGTTTTCCATCAACTCAAGTCCTGCAACCGGACACTGTTCACCAATACGATTACCTAGCGTCATACGCCATTTTACAAAGTAATCACGAAAATAATAGTAGTTTTTAATATTCCCCTTTGCCACCTCTTTATAGTCAGACTCCAGTCCTCGGTCTTTCCATGATTCTAACCATGCTGTTATTTCAGGGCAGTCTGTCCACTCTTTAACGAGCTTCCCGTCCTTTATACTTTTGATATATATAGCCGGGCCTAATCCATAGAGCATATTAACTTGTTTCGTGATCAATCGAGGCAATAAACGATTCTTCTTGATATCTATTTCGACTTCTTCACACTTCATGTTATTCGCTCCGCGTGAACACACGTTGAACCCTCCTATCGACTGCCAGTTGTAGTCTGCAGGAAGAATAGCATTTGAATTAATGAAACCCGGATCTTTTAATCCTGCAGTTGGATTAGTTCCTAATTGAAAGGAAATTATATTGCTGTCGTCAATATAGTATCCATAATTTCCCATCATCTCTACACTATCACTCATAACCAGTCTATTTTATGCAATTTATACCCATCTTGTGGAAACCCCATGTAGCGAATAAGTATCCGATAACACATTTTTGGATTACCATTCTCATCATTAAAGAGAAAGAAGTTATCACTATCAATACTGAAACGTTCTTCCGGGAGCTGTGTCCGGAACGTACACCCTTCCTTCACTGCTAACCTCTCTGAAGCCTCCCCCTTCTGCCTTGAATAAGGAAAGAAGGCAATGGTGAAGCCCCCATTTGGCAGCTTTGATATCTCCTTTGCCCATTGAAGGGCTACTATGCCTGACATCGTCGTTTCCATGACCGAAATTACAGTTTTTGCCCCCCTCCTAAAAGGACGTCCCCGGGTATGTGTCATATTTCCTTACAAAAGGTCGATTTTGCACCTCAATCGGCTTTCTCAGCGGTGCGTGGAGAATTCCGTCTTTCGTTTTTTTCTATTTTTATTTTCAAAAAGTCTTTTGACTGACAGCCTGTGATTTAGCTATAGAAACGATGTCAACAGGATAGTATTATACCAGATTTACACACAATGATATCACCTTAACCAGTACACTATAGCCCTATATTGTCAGGTAAATCATCCGGGATATTACTTAATTCTCCTTGTATTCTATCACCATATAATCCAAAAAGCAGGTAGATAAGTGCAGAAGGAAGCTGTGTTGTCAGTCCTGCCTGATGTTTAAGAGGAACTTTCACCTCCGACGACTTATCCAACTCAACACGACCATCTGTTTTCTTCAATGGAGAAAGAGGAATAGCACTACAAAGATTCGGGCATTCATTCTCATCTATTCGACACACCGGCAGTGCGTTACTCCGTTCACCGAATAATAGTAATAGAAGCTTAAATTGTTGCCAATGATAAATAGTAGATTGTCCTTCGTTCATGAGCTCAACAGAAAAGCCATAACTTTCCAGTTCCCTTTTCAATATACGTGCATCAGAAGTTATTTTCTCAAGATCCTCACGACGTTTATTCGCTGCCCGGTCATGGTAAAGTACAATCTGTTTATTAATCGCGTCAGCTCCGAAAAACTCAAAGATTTGCTTTGCCAGTTCCGGTTGTTCCGCCGGATAATAGCAAGTGAATTCTTTTATAACCCGGAGTTCATGCCCATAATCTTTCTCTTGAGCAGCAACAATACTGGAGAAGTGTCCTGGGTCGTATCCTAAAAATATCTTATCACGTTTATCGTAATACTTCAGATACCTAGATGTTAAAACAAAGTGTTCCCGCAAATCCAGTTTCAGTATTGATTCATAACGATATCCATCAGAGAACTGGTGCTTATCCTTTCGATAGTTCGCAAAGAATTTATTAACGACCTCTTTCTTCCTGATTGCACAAATAGAAGTTAAGAATTCATCTATATCAAGCGATTCAAGCTGCGTTCGAAAGAACTTGGGGCCTAAGATATCCTTATTAGAAAAAGAAGAAGCCCGGATATAGTAGCTCGCATTCCTACGCATATCTGCCAAGCGTGGTTCCCAAGTGGCTATTATTCGTTTTGCCTTTTCTGTTTCCAAGCGAAGAGATTCGATTATCACAGGATTTTTTTCCTCTTTCATTCGATGATTATTTCTGTATATTTTGTACAGAGCAGCTTGGTAATACAAAGAAGCGGATACTATCTCATTGATAAGCTCCTGATTAACGTTATTCTCATATTCTTCATACCAGTTATCTTCACCTAAATCGAGACGCGCCGTATCAGATACCCCCGTTATTCCCTGATAATAAGGCGACATGCGGATAGCTGCAGAAGAGCCACGCAGGGAAGGGAATAATCGTGTCTTTAGCTTCTCACCCTTATTATGCTTCATTTCCTCAATGAAAGCATGTACACCACTTCTACCGGCAACAGACTCCGGCTGATCAGAACTCACCATCTGAAGATGATGTCCATTCCTAAATAATATGCTGTGCTTTGGATATGCAATCGGATATTGAGGCTTTTTAAAATGAGAGGGTATTTTACTTTCTCCCACGATATAATCAATTCCATACTCAAGCATGGAGCGCCGACCATCGCCAACCGGTCTAGAAAAATATGCCTGAATATTTGGCCATACGTTTGTCATGAGGGCTACGTATGTCTTATGTACCAAGAAGGAAAGTTCTGCCGGCATATCATTGGCGACACGGATAATACGTGGTCCCATCACACCTTCAGTCTTACCTGTTGCACGACCGGCTTCTACAATGAGTACATTCGGATCAATAACATTTGCCCGAATCTGCATCGCATTCATGTAGTATTCCTCAAATGATGCAGTTAAGTCAAAAGTCGTAGAACCTACACTAAGCGATTGTGTAGACTGTGAATATAGTTCGATACCCATATACTATTCCCCCGTCTCTTCAGGTTCTACAATTTCGGCCTCCTGAATATCAGCATCACGCAACAAACGCTTCTTATCCCCTTTTTCAATAGGAAGAGAATCAATAAGATTGATATAAAACCCTTCATTATTTTTTCGTGCTATCTCCTTAATTGATTTCTTCTGGAAACCTAATTCTTCCGGAGTAAGATTCGGGGATATCAAGAATACAATGCCAAGGTCACGATCCGCTTCGGCAATTTCTGAAGCTCTACGCCGGCATTCCAAAGCAGCATTGTAACATTTCTCCTGAGTCTTATAATCTCCTCGCACAGCGCACAATTTCGCCAGATCCTCATATTTATCTGCATAATTAGATTCCCAGACTTTGATAGATACATTATTATCGATATTAAAGTAGTTTATAGCAGCGTAGATACGAGCCTTACAGGTTCGCTCATCAATATTAATTTGCTGGGTAGCATTGATCCGTTGCCGCAACATCTTTGCCGCACGTGTGATGTTTCGCTCGTATTCAAAGATCTCTGCTGCCCACTGAAGTTGCTTTAAAAATTTCTGTATATCCTCCGGAATACCTGAACAACGCCCAGTCGTCAGGAACTCCGAAATCAGATCGGGATGTATCTTATCAAGGGTGTCTAATTGCGTCATACTCCAAATAGTTGTTTTCGAAGGTCTAGTTCAATACGTTGATTCTTTCGCTCTTCCAAAGTATTAATGGCTTCGATATCACCGGCTTCAGCTTTCTTCGCCAATTCTGCATCAATATTATATTCACCTAACGAACGGCCATTATTATAGGAATCATAATATACGTCTCCCGGCAAAGTGATCCGGACGATCAAAGCCAATTTTTCTTTTCCACGTAGTCCTAATAGACTGCAAATGCGTTGCGGAGTGTATCCAAGTGCACCAAATGTGTGTACTTGCGATACATATTCCTCACCAATTAGAATAGCTTTATCCACATCAGATGTGGGAAGTAATACATCTTTCATACTGATTTCATTTTAGAATCTTCTAGTACTGATTTAAATAAAGCCTCTCTGTCACGGAACCGGCGAAGATGTTCTTTATCCTGCGACCGTTTATCTTTACGATCAGATCGCTTAAGAAAGGATTCGTATCTGCGAATGTTATCGGAACAATTTTTATATCGCCGCAAGAATTCTAACGGATCTGATACACATAAGCGTTGTAACTCTGCTCTCTCCGACCGATGAACAATAAGCGGATGTTTATACCGGAATATCGCAGTGTCGTTATACGTTTGCAGCTCGGAGAATGCCAGTAAGTTTCGGATCCGTAGTTCAGCCATATCGATGACTGCACGCTTGGTCGGTTTCTTATCTAGTAATTCATCGAGCTGCTTCATCTTTTTCCACGTGATCACACGATCATTATACAGGATGGTGGCTATTTGGACGTTTTCGTCTTCGAGGTTTTCCCAGTCGATTTGCGGGTACTCTTCGTGCTTTTGCTTTTTGGAGTTACCTTGACAGGTTCTTTTTTTTTCTCTTCTTCCAAGGATTGCTCTGCCTGTTCCGCACGGTCTTCAGCTTCTACTCTTGCCTCCTGCTCCGTTTCAAGTTCCTCCTTCAGCTCCTGATTCTCCTGTTCCAAGACTTCTGCCTGTTCCTCATTTTGAGCAATACGTTCTTCCGCTTCTTGCTTCTCTCTTTCACGAAGTTCCGTTTCGGCTTGTTTTTCATAGATTTCAGCATCAATCTCAAATGGATTCTTCTCTTCTTGTACTGAAGCAGCCATAGCTTCTGGCTGAGTATCCCCTCCTGATTGAACCTCTGCATTTTCTTCTTTAGCCTTTTCACATTCACGGCGATTCAGACGAATCTCATCCTTAGGCTTAAAGTCCAGCAACGTATATAGGATATCATTCGCATAACGCTGTGGGTTACGTGCAAACATCTTAAGTTTAGGATGTGCCGGAGCAGCCAACTGAAGCAGACTTAAATCCGCTTCGGCTGCTGCTGAATTACGTAACTCATTAAAATATTTGTTTTTCTCCTTAAATCCGTACATAACTTATGCTGTTTGAATTCGACTTCCTGAAACTTCAATAAGAGTAGAAGGATCCAAAACCCGGAAGGTAATAGAGGAACCAGCCTTCGCCGTCCAAGTAGCTCCATCTTCCAAAATAAACGTTGTACCATCAGCTATTGTAGCAGCCTTATCAGTACCCATACCGTTTAACGTAATAAATCGGCCTTTATCGTTATTTGTCAGTCCTGTTACTGTAGCAATAGCATACGTCTCGGACGAACCATCCGGAATCTGATAAGAGTTATTGGTGGCTTTGATGGATAAAGCTGTAGCGCCTGCTGTATGCACTTCTGCCGGAGCGCTTATAATATCGCCAACATATTTATAATACTGCATAACAGATGTACGTTCAAAGGTAAATGTTACATAGCGACCATCCTTGTCATTTTTAGCTTCATACGATTTTAAAATCATAGGCCTGTCATATTCACCCAAAATATACCATTGATCCTCTCCAATCTCTTTAAACAGAACGACAAACTTACCGCCCGCATGATCTTCGATAAAATTCAATAGTTGATCACGCATGCCTCCCATGATGATGACAAACTGATTGGTTCCGGACGTGGTTATATCACCTTTCTCGCCGTTGCCCACATAAGTGGGAATATCATGTGCCTCAAAGTATTTCATATATTCCCCGCCCAGCATCGGTATGGTTGCAACTTCACGATTGCCATTAGGCTTAGGAAATTTCACATCCGGATTGATTTGGTGAACATCGATCAGATAAACCTTATAGGCAATGTTAGAACCATGTGTCACTTTATCCGAGACGTCATCAACACTTCCAATTGCCATCATACCGGCTAAAGAGGTACCTGAAAATCCTGTCATACAAAACATTGAATGATCAGGATCCAGAAGCATACCAACAACAAAGACAAGAGCAAATAGAACTACTAAAGACAAGAATAATCTCATCTGCATTTTGCGAGCATATTGATTTCCCTTTCGATAGGGATTACTGATTTTATTAGCTTTCATAAAATTTTAATTTTGTGATTAGAAAAAAAGGGTGGGCAGAACACCCACCCCTGAAAACAACCCTGTTTTATAATGAACAAAAAGCACTATCTTACACCAGGCAGATTAGGTTGCAAATCTGCATTCACAGTACGAGTTCCCCCAACACAACGCTCCAATTCACGGAAGTTGCCTTTACTGTTTAGAAGAACAAGGATATAATCACCTACCTTTGTCGGAGTATATTCCGCTGTAATATCTGCAAACTTACCAGCCTTAGAAATAGTAGAAGCATTAGTCACAGATCCGCACTCAATAAGATATGCAACACCTGCCTTCGCATTCGTGATATCCGTAATTGCAGTAGCTTTAGTATTTTCAACTGTGACTTGCCAGAACCCTGTTTTAGCATCAATGGTAGTAGCATCAGCTTCTACATCAACAGAAGGCTTATTCATGAAAATCTGCTGCCATTCATAGTTATTTGCAACTAGTTCTTCATGTGTCTTGAAGCGACGTCCCAGGAAAGCAGCAGCTGTACCTTCTTTCCAAGTTGACCAGCATTTCACCATTTCCATATCGTCTTTTGCTTTGAAAGCCATCATTTCACCAGGAATGTATTCCAAGAATTGAAGGTTACCCGGAATGTCCAGGAACATCAAGCAGCTTTGTCCGAGGTAGGGCAGCCACTTAATATGAAGCGATGTATCCGGTACAATATTCAAATAGCTGTCAGGCCCAGTGAAATCAAGGTCTTTACCATATTTAGCCCGGCAACCTTCTTTCCACCAAGTTTGGTGCAGACTATTGAGGTAAATAACATGTTGATCCAAATCCATGTCCTCTGTACAGTTTTCAATGATATCAGCAACAAATTCCTTCACTGCATCGACCATCGTTTCTTTGGTATATGCACGATATGCTTCGTCATCATGCAACAGAATCTTATTCTCATGGAAATAGCGGATCAGTGTATAAATGATACCAGTAGAAGCGTTCAAGAAATGAGAAGGAACACCCGATTCCGGAGTAGCATAAATACCACGAATACGACGCTTATTCTGTTCGACCTGGGCCGTTTCCAAAGAATTGACAATACAGTATTCAATCAAAGACCACTTGATCGGATCAGATCCTTCTTTATTGAGATAAGCGATGTACATTCGTTCCAATTTCTTCATTGGTCCAAACTTCATCTTAATCATCGCATCGTCAACATGTCCCATCTCGTTCTCAAGCTTCATGCCACCTTTCCAAACTTCACCTTCTTGCCAACCTTGAGAAACTTCATCGAAGAAAGTATTGAATACTAGGTCATGGTCCTGAATACCATAGCGGATCGGGAAGAACTGAGTTAAATCACGTGCTTTCAGAACATGAGCAATCAATGCATCCTGTCGACGAATAACATACTGATCTCCGACCTTTGCATCGTCTACACCAGAAAAATCAGTAGAAAACTCACCTGAAGCTAATTTTACCGGATCAAGTAAATGATTCTTATTCAGATATTCATAACGCCGGGCAAGAGATTTAGAGAAAGCAGCTACTTCCTGGAAGAAAGCTTTTTCCTCGCCTTCCTCTATCTTAGTAGAAGAGTAATCAGGATTTTCTGCAATCTTATTCCAACGTTTCGACATGTCAAACATCGGCACTTCAATGCCAAAAAGATGTTTTGCAGTAGTACCAGGACCATTGATTCTCATTGTAGTAACAGTTGTTGTGGCAGCTGCAGCGTTGTCTTCCGCAGTCTGATCTGCCATTGTTTTTACTAGCTTCTGTAATTCATCATTCTGTTTCGCAACGTTTTTAGCCAACTCAAGAATACCTTCGGGAGTAGCTTCTGATTGAACAGGGCCATTTTCTGAATTACCTGGGGCTTCGGATGTTTCAGCAGGAACGATACCGGCCAATAAGGATTGTAACTGGTTCATTTCTTCCTGGGACATCGGCTGTTTAGAGTCAGCATCCATATCTTCTCTAAGAGTTGCTTGAAACTCCTTCTGATAACGGGTAGCAATTGACGCCACGTCCTCTGATGTAAGTTGCTTATCTTTTGCCTTCTGTGACAAATCAAGAAGCTGTAAGACCTTTCGTAGTTTTTCTTTAAAATTCATAATTAATAAAGTGTTTAATTAGACATACTGATTTATTTTATTTCGGAGGGAAATGCTGTCCAAATATTCCTGTCCACGCAAATTCGCATGGGCAATAGCTTCAGGAAGGGTCATTACAGAATCAATCAACCCATTATCAATCGAATGTTGAGCATCAAAAGTTTCACCCTGAAATACCGGATCATCTTCGGGGAGAGTGGCAAGCTTAGGACGAGAGGATTTTACCTCGTTTAAAAATTGAATAGCAAGCGGATCCAAAACGTCTTTAATATACTGTTCCGGATGACCGGAACGTAAATCCTCGAATTTCTTATTCTTGAGCGGCGACAGACTTGATTTCTCTTGAATAAGTTTAATTCCTAATTTCTCATAATAAGCAGAAAAATCGTAAAAGCCGACCATCGTGCCAATACATCCGATTTGATCGTTATTCGTTAACGCATGTATTCCATTAGCACTATGACAAGCAATATAGTAACCGGCAGAAGCACAATACTGCTCAACTAAAACTTCGACAGGTTTCTTGAGTGAACGCATTGTCTCCGACAGGCGATCTAAATACCAGGCTTCACCTCCCCCAGAATTAATGTGTAGGAAATGTACAGATATTGAAGGATTGCTCTCCGCAGCAATCAAATCTCTCTCAAATTGTTTTGAGGAGAAATACCAGGAAGAATTAGATGTAATTGTACCAAATATACGATGATAAGCGATAGATCCTTCAGGCAGTTCCTCTGATGAGAAATCATTGGTTAGACTTATGTCTTTAAGTCCTGCAGTACATGCTATTTCTTTTTTAAGTCGGGCAATCGCCTTGTCCACCTGGTCTTTATAGGTTGGTGGATCCGCTAAAAAGAAAAAAGCTCCAGGCACAGGATTCTTTTGGTCCAGGAGCGGAAAACAATCCATCATGGCAGCAGCATAAGCTTCTGCCGTGATGAAGAGTTTCGATGTGATAAGTAAGTTACGAAGAAATGTCCTATTCATTGTAGCGCATCTTTTCAGCGAAGGTAAAAGATGAGAAGGAGGCTATGAAGGACCGTTTATATAGGTAAAAATGGTGAATGAAGCATTTTACAGGATATTTTCAATGTTGCTGTATTCAAGTTTGCCGATATTGACACCAAGGCTGGAATCTCATCAGATCCTAAAGTTATATTCTTTTCTGAGGAATCACGCAAGTAAACAACAGCATATCTAGAAATGGAAAATTCCCGAAGAGTATCCACATCCGGAGTTTCAATCGTAATATCTTTGCTGCAATCAAACAACTTACCAGATGCCGAATCAGCAATGGCAGGAGCAAAAGAAAAAGGATCAGCAAAAAAACGATACTCTTCCTTCTTCATTTTCCGAACAGGTTTTACCCTCAAAATAATAGATAATTCTTTCATAATCAGATATGTATTTAGTAATCAACAAGTTCGCCATACAACGGACATTTTTTCGCCATTTTGAGACAAAAACAATAGTTGGGTCGGTTATTTTCTAACAGGATTTTAACTTCTTTTTATATTCTCTACGGACCTTTCTTTTACGCATGTTTTCTCTCCAGCGATAGAAGTTTTTTAAAAGGGCATCTTCAGAAACAGAGTCAATGCAATAAGAACACATAAAATGGTGTACAACATCCAAGTTATTTAAAACATGTCCGTTCAAATCATTCTCATCCATTGCTGCATGAAGTTCACGGTTGAACATACGGCGTATTTCTTTCTCTATCATCTTGACGGAACTAGGAGAAAGGAAATTATAAACTTTAGGATCCTTACCTATTCGTCTTTCAGGTAGAATGAATGTCAGATTACCACTATCAACAGGAGATTGATTCTTTTGCCGTTTGGCCATCAATGTCCAAATTGTATGGTAAAGATCTGTATTGTCCGGTATTCTGAATGCTTCTTCGCAACCATTGTTATACTTTCCACGTATGTATTCAGCCAAATATGGCTCAATGTTAATACTTGTCGTAATCATAGTCTTTTCTTTTAAAGGATATTTTCTAAATGCTTTTATTCATTTTTGCTTCCAACTGTCCAACCGTCCAACAGTCCACCCTATTACTATCATATTCTTCTAATTATCAATCTATTAAATTTTCAGCAATGCTATAAAATGGCTGTTGGACGGCATCCTACATATCCAACATAAGGTTTTTCGATGCTATTTTGTTGGACAGTCCTAAATTTATTATGTTGGAACGTAGAAAATAGTAAATCCAACATGTCCAACAATGTCCAACAGAACAACAGCTACTGTTGTATATATATATACTACTTGATTAATATTATACTACTATACTACAGGCACTTACATTTTAAAAAGATTTCTATTGTTGGACGGTTGGACGGTTGGACGCTATGTTTTGAAAATTACCTTTTCAAAATTCCTGTCTCTTTGCTTCTATTTTCTTTAAATTCAGGGGGTCCGGGGGAATAATAATAATAGTCATAAATACCAGGATTGATTCATATTGAGAAATGTCCGTATTATTATAAAAGAAAATACTCCTCTACCGACCGAAGTTGGAGGAGGAGTATTTGTCCATGAGTACGGAATACTAAAATGGGAGAGGCTGCTTCGCACTATCGTTTGATTCCGAAGAATCATTATCTGAACGTAGAAGATCAATATCATACAATTCTCTAAAGATGTCATAGTTAAGTGCAATACAACTAGAGTTTATCGTTTTTTTCTCCATCTTACGAACCATTGTGTTATCAGCAGTTACCTGTGAGCTATCAGAAGACGGATTTTCAGCAAATCCACCACGCGGTACTTCAACTGTATCATAATAGTTAAAACGCCGTGCATGAATCAAACCGATATAACTAGGATGCGAACGAAGGTTTTGCTCAATAGTAGATTGTGTTGATTCCTCACTATTGTAAGAGCTACGTGCAAACTGGGTATAGATTGTACTTAAACGTAAAAACAATATCCGGGTTCCTGCCGCAAAAGCCACTTCTTTCTTATCTCCTCCAGGCATTTTGATCGTCACCTTATCCGGAGTATCAATAGAGAAATCTCTGCCTTCCCGAATAGCTTTAGTATCAATCATCACATCCATCGCCTTGAAGAATGTAGCCAGCTTATCTGTTTTACTTATCAGCTCAACCTGGAAGCGTATCTTATTACAAGCTATTTTGAGAAAATCTTTATAGGTAAATGGCAGTTTCATATCAGTATGGTTTTCAATTAAATTACATGTAGCTAGGAATAAGGAGGCCGTTTTCATCAAACGATCTATCTCTCCTGCATTAAGCAACTCAGCCTTCAGATCATCATAAGCCTGTTGCTTGAGTGCCCGGAATTTATCCATGACCAAAGGTCTGAGTTTTAAAATATCAAAAAGCACATTGGAAAGGCCGATCTTATCCGGATCTTCTATCTCTTTTAACTGATTAAACAAATCCACTTCCTCCTGGGTTCGGTTTTTGGGCTTAGGAACTTCACATACTATGATACGTGACATCAGTGCATTGTCGTCACGTTGTGGGGTCTCCTGACCACATAAGATAACAGGTGCATACACTTTATCATTTTCAATTTCTTTCCCGGATGTACCTTTTCTCTTCTGCCGACCATCACCATCATAAACGATACCTTTCAATGCTTGAAACTTAGCATCTGAAATATCCTTATTATTGTACTCATCAAGCACAACCGGCATATCACGAAATGTGCTCATCAAGGTAGACATAGCTGCATCAGTACCAATATTTAAGTTGAAGATCGGATATTTGGGAGAAATGAACATAGAACGGATAGAGATAGCAATTTGCGTTTTTCCTGAAGACATTGGTCCCATAAAAAAGGGAGCTGTGAACAGGCGGTCGATACAGTGAATATTACTTCTAAAAGCACACATGATAGTAAATAGGATAGCCCATTTTCCGTTATCATTAATCTTATATACTTGATCCATCAACTCTGCCCATTTCTCAAACGAACATTGCTTCTCAGCAGGAATATCTTTATATACGAGCTGGGAAATCATCTCGTATTTTTCTGACTGCCGGCCGGATCCCGCATAAATAGTAGAGAATGCCGGCAGATAATAGTTTCGGTTATTATGCATCACCACGCCTAATTCATTGACCGGATCAAATCTTGGGACTTCATCCACAACATGAAATATACCATTTGCAAAAGCATAAAACATGTGATCCTCACGTCTCGATGTACCGTCAGGTTGTTGATTTCCATAGGTTAGTACTTCAGTACAGGTTACAAAATTTCGACTCATATATTCCTTTATTTTAGTCCAATGTTTTTCTTCACCATCGGTAAAGTTAACAGCTTCCAGGTTTATTAATTTTTCTTCAATTGTTGATTTCTTCAAAAGTGCTTTTGAAGGAACCTCAATGTACAAAGGCGTTTTATAATATTTGCGATTAATTTTAAGTACTCGTTTATTTGCATCATCTTCATCGGAATAAATATGTAGAAGGGGAGTCATAAAAAAGTCTCCCACCATCGTGTAGCCGGAGTTGTTGCTATTCCTAAACATGTAGCACACCGGTTCTCCATTTGCATTTAGCTTTGGATAAAAACCACATTGCTTGTGCATAGCATCATAATCCGGATTGTCAATAACATAAGCAGGCAGAGTATTAGGATCATAATCTTCGACATCGTCATCTGACCGCTGGGCATTGATGGCCATACGCGACTTCCTTTTAGACAGAAAAGGTTTAAGTATCTCATTTAAAGCGCCTTTTGTTATTCCGAGATTTTCGTAATAGTGCTTTTGATTAACGACTCTTACAGAATCATCAGCATAACTAATTAAATCCGCACAGCGTTCAATAAAAGTAGTCCGTTCTCCAATATAAGTTTTGAGAAAGCGTCCATACACCATCACGTAGTAATTAATATAGCTCCAGGGAACTTCTCGTCGATGAATCTTACCCTGCCCATCTTCCTCTTCTTCCTCATCCTCAGTCTCGTCCTGATCAGACGGAGGAACAACAACTGTAATATTCGTCATTCCTGCACGGTAGATAGAAGACAAAGCAAACATATATTCAGACTCATCGCCATCACCATTCACCGTAAGACCATACGAATCTGTTGTAAAGAAAGTATATACCTTACGAAGTTGCTGTATATCCGTGATCGAAGGTATGCCGGAAACAAGAAGAACTGGAGTATCTCCATATAGCTTAAGAAACAAATCAAAATCAGGAGTCAGTACACATGGCTCCCCTTCCTTTCGCAATTCCTTTATTAATTCTATTCCATGAATCCCTGACTTTATTTCTTCCTTTTTCGGAGCATCTTTCACATTCCGGAGAAGATCACGTATTTTACGCTCGATAATTTCCGTATTAAGATCAAACTTTGTAGCCATTGACCTGATATAATTCAGTCGCAAAGTTTCAGAAGAGATACATGCAATCAGACTACATATAGTGTTGAGAGCTTTCTCTTTCATTTCCGGATCATCAAAATCCTTTTCAAAAATCCCGGCAAAATAGGATGCAAAATCAATTCGCCGATTCATTAACCATTTTCCTGTATTTTCTTTTTCTTTAGAGGCTATGTCATCGGGATCTTTCCCTTCGGGAAGGAGTACACATTGAACTGTAAAACCTGCTTTCAAAAACAGTTCGCAATTCTTAAGCGAAGCTTTTAGCCCAGCATCATCAGCATCATAGACCAATGTTACACTCTGCGTAAACCTAGATAATAACCGGATTTGATCCAAGGTTAATGCAGTTCCTGAACCAGCAACTGTATTTTCTACTCCGGCAGCATGCATCGACAATACATCAAATTGTCCTTCTACCAGGTAGACGTTATTCATACGCCCAATTGCTCGCCGTGCTTGTAAAAGTCCATATATCTGAGATCCTTTTCTAAAAAGCGGAGTGTCACCGGTATTATGATACTTACCAGTTTTATCTTTAGGAACAACAAAGCGACCTGTGAAACCTGTTACATTACCATTCAAATCAAAATAAGGAAACATGATCCGATCATGGAAGTTATCATAGACCCTTCCATTATTCTCCTTCAAGACATCGATTCTCGTTAATACAGATCTAGAAAATCCAGCTTTCAACATCTCTTGAGTAGCCTGGTTTCCTTCAGGAGCATAACCGATTGCAAAATCCCTTATTACTTTATCCGTTAATCGAAAGCCACGCTCAGCAAGATAATTCTGTGCTTCTGGAAGATGTTTCTGAAAGAAAACAACCGTTCCTTTCAATGCGATCCGCATGGCCTCGATATCTTTTGCCTTGCGAGTTTCTTCTTCAGTCAGTTCCTTATTTTCTATTGCGATACCGGCTTTCTTTGCACACCATTCTGCCGCTTCAGCGAAAGACATATTCTCATGCTCACGGATAAACTGAATGACATCACCTGAATGACCACAAACAAAACATATATAAGTTTGCCTGGATGGACTAACAACCATTGATGGACGCCTGTCATCATGAAAGGGACAAACTCCAGTAAAATTTGATCCGGTCTTTCTTAAAGATACAAACTCCGAGATAACATCAACGATGTTCAGCGCTGATTTGATTCGCTCAAGTTCCTGTTTACTTATCATAATTATTCTTCATTAAACATACTTAGCTGCCTTGCCTCAAATGCCTCCTGGAGTGTTAGTCCAAAGTATTTAGAAAGAGCAAGGTATTCTGATTGCGTAACCTGCTTGCGACCGTAATAAATATCCCAAAACCGCATTTGGTTAATTTCGACTTCACGATAAAATTCCCGTGTTGGAGAGAAATTCTCCGGATGCCGGAACTTAATACGCAACATCTCCTGTACCAAGTTTCGTTTGACCGTTTGCCCTACAACTATCTTCTTCCGATGCATAAATAGTTGTACGGCCAACGGTGATTTTCCAATATGCTTAGCCATCTCCTCAAGTGTTTTTTTACCTGCGTTTTCTCGCACGAAGCATTCTTCTTCTTGTTTCCATTTCCCATTGTTCATACGACTCTTTCCTCCATATTTGGGTAAAATCTTCATTAAACTCATATTCCGGATGCCTGTATATATACAGACAACAGAACTTTATAAATAACTCTCGATTCTCAGGTTGTACATCTGTAATATCATAGAACTTATTAATACCTAGTTTTTCAAGGGCTGAATAAACACGGGCTTCAAATTTGCAGAATTCTTCCGTGCCGAGACGAGACAGATATTCATCAATCCAACCGCAGCCGACAATCTTATATTTCTCCAAACTTTCGCCCATATTACAGCATTTGTCTTTCTGATTCTTTCTGTTTATTAAATTCGACAATAGTCATCAGAGGTAAATCATATCGACGCTGTCTCACATTGGATTGCAAAGAAAAGCAACGACCAACAGCATCCCATCTGAATTTCTTCTCCTCAATGATCGTTCGACGATTACCAGAGATTGTTACTTTCTTAGGGATGCCAACACGTCCCTCTATTTTACGCACGTCTTGAGAACCATCAATATACACAACCTTATCAGCTATATAGCCACAAGAAGTCATAGCTATTTCAAATATTTCTTTTGAGTACATATTAGTTTCATCTAGTTATTGGTTCATCAGGTGTTATTTCAGGGAGGGGAATGGTAGAATTGACTTTATTGGCAATTCTACAATTCCATTCTATTTCCACATTAGATATAGCTTCCATAATCTTTCCAAAAAGGCGAGCTGGAATTTCATCGCAACAAGGGTCTATAAAAGATACACGACCTTTTTCATCTATACGATACCGCATTAAAAGTTGTTTACGGTCATCTTTTTTTTTCTTTTTACTCATAGTCTAATCAATATTTCTTATTTTATCTGCTAAATCCATCACTTCCATTTCCCAACGAATCTTTTTTATAAGCCAATATGCTGGTCTGTTGGTCAACCAAAGAAGTATATTCATCATTAATTTGTTATTAGTTAATTACTTTTGCCAACTTATTAAAAGCCTTCTCTTTATCAAACTTAATCCCATCTTTGAACTCTAATATCAACTGCCAAAGTTGTTTTCTGTAAACATCACCTGCTTTATAGTCAGTTTTATAATGGCATGTCTGCGGGGTAGTCATTTCCTTAAATGTATTCATCGCATTAAGATATGTAGCTCCCCATTCTGTGAGTTCTACACTAACGGTGTCATTCAAATCTATTTCTATTAACTTACAAATCTCTATTTTGTGAGTTTCTTCCTTTGCAACAAGAGCAGCTTGTAAGCTCTCTATCTGATCTTTTAGAATATCGATTTCACTCATATTTATGTATGTTATTAGTCAATATACTTGCGTTTATACCATTGTGGTAGAAGATGCTTTGTTTTTTCAAACGCTGATTTAGCAACTGCATCAGAAGCCTTGTCTATTATGCTAAATATGCTATCCGCTTTCTCAAGCTCTCTTTTAAAGCGATTATCAGGAACAACATATATTGTATCTGTTTCTGTCACCTTTTTTATTGGTAATATCGTCAAATAGATATTTTCAGTTTTGCAGCCAGCCAGTGAGACGACTGCGAGAATTATTAGTATTTTCTTCATATTTAAATTGTTATACGTTAATTACTCATTCTCCCATTTTGAACCTGCAGAACACTGAAAAGCAAATATCCGCTTGCATCCTCCTATTGTAGCACTTGAACTTTCAAAGACGTGTTCATCTTCAAAGACTATTTCTAAATCGTACCAATGATTCATGTCGGCGCATCTTTCAATAGTAGCATTTAAAACAGGTCTAATAGTTCTATCTTCTGTTGGATGGCAAGCATATCCTTTATATTTTTCTGGATTTAAGAGTCGTAATTTACCACCACGCTCAAGTTCTTTTTTACTCATATCTATGTATGTTACGAATTAAAATGCTTGATAAGTTCTTCGGCTGTTGCCTTGTGAGTTTTTGAGTAGTCGAATTTAATTAATTGAAAATACTCTTTCAGCTCAAGAAGAGAATGGATATCGCTGATTACCCATTTCTCACCATCAGTAAACCATTGATGAATATCTGAATCTTTTCGCAGTGATACTAATGCAAGAAACAAATCTTCATTTTCTTCACAATTAATGAATCTGGCTAAATCATTCAATTCACCGAATGATATAATGTTCGTGGATACCCCACAAACACAAGGATATGTGACATTCTCTGGTATTCCATATACTTTTCTGTCACCAATATTTTTTAATGCTATCATTAGACGATTAGCGTGATTTCCGTCTTTAACAACCATATAGCATGGTGTTGTAAATCCTTTATTCTTCTTCATATTCATAAATTATTAATTAATCCCAAAACCCTGTCTGTACCAATTCTTCACCGTTTTTAACGGCAATAATGTCTTTGCCATCCTCTGTTTTCTTGAAAGTACAATCATCGTTCAATATTCTAAGGAACACTTTACCATGATCTGAAAAACATGAATCTTGTTCTTTGTTAAATGCAACGGCTTTTACCATTTCACCGTTTTTGCTTTTATATTTAAAAATTACACCTTTGCTCATATTTGATTTTTTTACATTATAAAACATACACAGCTATACACTCCACTTTCCGGCATCCCTCCAAAGTCAACTCTGATACACAACTCTCCGCAAATGATGGAAGGCTTTTCACTTACCACCTTGCCATAGGCACCATAATGTTCGTGAAAGACTTCTGAACCTGGTTTCATCGAGTCCAATGCCTTCTTCATTTTTTCAGAAGTGTAAACAGTTATCCATCTGTTGGAATAACTGTAATAAAGCAGTCCGGTGCCGAGAGAATCGCACATCTTCAGCACGGTTTCTTCCACCTGTTGCCTGCTGAAGACAACACTGGTCTGCAGCTTCTGTACTTTAACGTCCGGGAACTTCTTTTTGAATGTTGTTTTTGTTACCATAAATCAACTCATATCTTGTTTTGAGGGTTATTCATAAACTTCATTCCCGCACGTAGGGCAGAATGGATTTAAACAGTTACATTTAGGTTCTCCTAAAGTTTGGGATATATGCACCGGATACCAAACCTTTGCTTTAGTCTCCGTATCAATGCCATGAAACCATACTTTCCCGCTTTCTACGGTTTCAAAAGAGAGAATTTCAGCAAGTTTTATGTTACTTCTTGTATTCTTATAGGGAATTATATCCCCAATTTTCAATTCACTCATATTTTAATTTGCTTTACGTTAATCATCGAAAGATAAATCCATATATGCAACCTGTGCAAGTTCTTCCATCGCATCGCAAAAATCTTCGTTATAGCAAGTTTCAAGTTTTTGTCTTACAATATTGCAAGCAGCTTGGAAACCTGCCATGTAATCTACTTGTGGAATAGTTCTACTTGAATATTCCTCTGCCATTTTAATTACTTCTTTCTTATTCATATCTATGTATCTTTTGAGCCATACGGCGGACGTTCAACCACCATATGGCAGTGTGTTAAAACTCAAATATCATCCAGTCATTTGCCAACATATCATTTTGAGACGCTAACCATCCGTTTACGATAGTGCCATCGGCAGCTTTCATGCAGATGTATGCTGTGAACTTAACAACATCATCTTTCTTTAAATCAATTGGATTACCATTTTCATCGACACAATCCTGATAATAATAATCCTTCACTCTCTGAGGAAGCGACTTTATTTCTTGAGCAACGAAAGAAATATGTAATTCATCGGCAGGTCGCATGAAAATAAACATACCTTTTCCGTTCCATCCTTTACGGGTAACAAGATTTCCTCTTTGCATAGCTGCAATCGCTTGCCCGAATGTTCCAGAATCTCCACTTATCAATTCTGCGTTTTCTGTAGCACCTATAACATAAGCAGTTTCAATCTCTCCCTTAGTGTAGTTACCTGTTTGGTTACATAGTTTTGCTGAATATTCAGCCGATTTTTCATCTAATGATTTCATTGTATATATGGGTTTTACAAAGCCCGCCCAAGGCTCATTTTTGATTTTTTACATAAAAAACTCGCAATTATAAGCGTCTATACTTCCGTCAAAGTCCACTCTGATACAGAGAGAACCGCACATAGGGAACGGTTCTTCACTGAGCACAGTTCCGACAATTTCGCGATGCTTATGAAGTACAGTATCACCTTTCTTCATGCCTTCAAGTCGACATTTGAAGGTATCGCTGGTGAAAACCTTGATAGTTTTAGCATCATACTCATAATAAACCAAACCAGTATCCAGCCCCTTGACAAGTTTAAGAACTGTTTCTTCTACCTTAGCTCGACTGAATACATATTCAGTCACAAGCTGTTGAAGTTTCACATCTGGGAACTTCTTCTTAAAATCCTTTTTATTCATCTCCATTCTCAATAAAAGTATTAGTAGTATTTATCACGCCAGTGGAATCAGCAGTTTTGCCATCACGGATGAAAATTTTATCATACATTAAAGCTTCATAATTTGACTGGGTGGTCCAAAATGCACACACCCGCCCATCGACATACAATTTACATTTCACTAAATCAGTTCCTTTAACTGGACCAATTACATCTATTTGCAAAGTTCTTTTTCCCATACTCTCGTATTTTTAAACGTTTGCTTACCCTCAGGCAAACGTTCAGTTATTACTTCCTAAAAAACATATCACCTGAGATAGATCGGGCTGTATCATCAGCGGTTAGCCGGATGTACAGGAAGAAGTTCTGCTCAGTCCGGTGGCCTGTAAGTTTCATAATCTCTAGCGTTTTCATTCGTCCTGTGAGATACATATTCGTTGCCGCACTTCTCCTCGCTGTATGACTGCTGACAAGCTCCCATTTCTCACGAGTAACGGTCTTCAGTTCACCGCCCTTTGTAAACGAATAGGTAACAAGATCATTCAATCCGATTTCTCGCATGATCACTTTTAGGTACTTATTGAAGTACTGGATGCAGAGACCTGACGGTATCTGACCATTGTATTTCGCAAAGATTTCCTTCACATAATCATGCGCCGGAACCTTAACATCTACGTTGGTTTTCTTTGTCCGGATCACAATATATCCGTTTACCAAGTTCTGACTTGTCAGCCTTGAATAATCGGAGTAGCGTAGAGCGGTAAGGCATCCCAATACGAACATGTCTCTGATTTTCTCCTTGGCTTTCCGCTTATCCTGCTTCTCAAACTTGTAGTAATATATCCTCGTGATTTCATTCATGCTCAAGAAAACTGCATTTGTGGGTTCGCATTTCAAATCAATCTCATCATAGGTAACATCTACTGCATAATTGTATTGCGATGCTCTACGGATAAGAGACTGTATTTTCAGGATATATCCTACTATTGTGTTATGTCGCAAACCTTGGTCTTCTAAGTAGATGATGAAATCGTCAAGGAATTCAGCCGTCACCGAATTGGTGAATATGTCACAATCAAACTCTTCAGAGAAGTTATCAATGTGTTTTATGATCGCATCATATACGGCTGCATAGTGTTCAGACTTTCGCCTGCTTCGCTTTTCAAGAATTTCCTTAGCAAACGTTGTGAAATAAATACCTTCAAGAGGTTTTGATTGCCGGAAGTGATTTACATAGTCCTTTCTTGGCTTTGCCTCACGGACCGAATAAGATACTGATAATGTTGCTTTGATTCTTCATTTTAATCGTTACACATTATAATTCACCAATTGCTTCTTTAGTAAGTCTTTTGAGGTAAATATCCGACTCTTAACTGTACCTATCGGTACCTTCATTTTCTCTGAAATCTCTCGATACTTAAATCCGTTAATATACATGATAAATGGTTCATAAAGCGCATTGGGCAAAGTACCTATAATCTGTAAGATCTCTCTTGTATACATATCGCTATCAACAGAATACTGAGCAACATTTAAATAGTAAAGCTCATCTGTCGTATCAGTATAAGTTCTTTCTCGAATAGTTTTACGGTATCTATTTACAAAAGAGTTACGCATAATAGTATGACACCAAGCCGAAAAGTTTGTGCCTGGAGTATATAGTTCCTCATTATTTAATACTGCAAGCGAAGTTTCTTGAAGCAAATCACGGGCAGCATCTACATTTGCAGTCAGCCTACAGGCAAATTGGTATAGTTTATCTTGAATATCAAGCAGATTGCTGACAAAAATGGGAGTATTCATAATTCAACACCTCCTTCCAATGGACCAAAAGTCTCATTAAATATATTATCCATTAATGGATCAAAGGCAGGATGAAAGCTATCTGGATATACAAATAAAACATCTATTAGCCCATCTTTATTTTCTCCTTCATTGATTTCAACAGGGAGATTTTCCTCATGCACCTTCTCTACGATAATGCTCAAGAGTTTAGGATTTAGTAATCGTCTTGTCTTCATACTACTTATTTTTTGATATTAGTTAGATAATAATTCACCATTTGCCCAACGGTTTTTAATTTCAGTTTTGCTTTTATATTTTCCCTATGCCGGTTAACTGTAGCCGTTGATATAGATAATTCATCTGCTATTTCAGCTGCTTGTAATCCATCTGCTACTAAAGCAATGACCTCTAGCTCTCGAAAAGATAATTTGGAATCCAATTGGGGTTTGCAGATAACACCTTCGTCCTGACATTCTCCTCGAAGAGGACAGCGTACCTCTTCAAATTGAAAGGATCCATGACGATCAATATCATAGTTCTGCTGATCATATTCACCAAAATTGCAACGAGCAAAACGATGAACTATTTTATATTCGAAATGATTTCTATTCCTTTCACTCTTGGAATAAAGTTCACTAAGCCTTTCAAAAGCTACTGGATACCTATCCCTAATAGTAATAAAAAGTGTTTGAACTAAATCACGGTTTGTTTCCTCTAGTTTACGAACCGGATGATTGTGCTCTTTAATCATTACCTCGCCATCAGGAGTTGAATAAAATTCAATATTACTTAGAGCCATCATAAGCAATCTGTTTCAGTTCCTCCCATACTTCTTCGGTTATTATAGATCCATTCCAGGGAATAACAACATGAGGTGTTTTGCTCATCTCCTCTTTAAAACCATTCCATTCTTTAATGATATTGTCAATAGACTTTAGTTCTAATGGCTTAAATGAGCCATTCCGTAGTTTATAATAAAATGTAGGATAAGACATTCCACTTTCGGCCATTATCGCGTTTCTAAGAATTTCCTTCTCAACATCACACAAGGAACTATAATAGTCTTTAAATACCATTTTACTCATTTTCTGTTCTTTCTCCATGCTCAGTATAATTTTTAGTGTTATATTTATACCGCAAAGGTTCATTTTTTTAGTTTAATATCAAAATTTAGAACCTATTATTTTGATATTCATCCAATATTTAGAAACAATATAAATAACGTGCAATGTTTAATGGATTAAGAATAAAGGAGTTATTAGAAGAAAGAGGAATACAGCAAAATATATTCACTCTAGAAACAGGTATTTCCAAATCTAATTATTGGGTATGGGTAGAAGGTAAATCTAAACCTGGTGCGGATAAACTAGAAATAATCGCTGATTATTTCAAAGTGCCTATAGATTATTTCTTCGATAGAGAAACGAATTTATCAAATACTAGTATTGGGCATCATGTCAACGGGAACGGTAATAAAGTATCTGGAGACATTACCTTAAGCGAATATAAAAAAGAAATTGAGCATCTCACACAGTTACTCCGTGAGAAACAAGCTATTATAGATGAAAAAGAAAGAACGATTAGAATTCTAATGAAACAGAGATGA